TAAGCAGGTTAAAAATTATGATAAAATCACGAAAAAGCCTTTGTACCCCCAGAATATGATAGGATACGCACTATGAAGAATAATATATCAGATTTAGATATTGATGCGACTGAACTAGATACTTTAGTTGATTGGGAAAACCCACCTAAAATTGAAGACCTGAAGCAAGACTTAACAGAAGCACAGTCTGCTCATTCAGATCATATCATCGATGTCGAGAACTGGTTAGACGCTCTAAACGGCAAACAGAAGCTTAGCACTAAACCTGGTCGTTCTAAGATTGTTCCTAAACTTATTCGTAAGCAAGCTGAGTGGCGTTACGCTGCATTAAGTGAACCTTTCCTATCTACCGATGACTTGTTCAATACAGCACCGGCTACCTTCGAAGATAAGAAGGCTGCTGAGCAGAATGGTCAAGTACTTAACTACCAAATTAACTGCAAGATTGATAAGACTAAGTTTATCGATGAATACGTACGTACATGTGTGGATGAAGGTACATCTATTATTAAGTTAGGTTGGGACTACAAAGAGGAGACTGTTGAAGTTGAAGTACCTGACTTTGATTTCCAACCTACACAAGAAGCAAACCAAGTACACCAACAGTTACATGCAATGATGCAAGAAGACCCTGAGAGATTTCAACAAGAAATCCCACCAGAGATGCAACAAGCACATGAAATGTCTATGCAAGGTGGTACAGCAGTTATGCCTGTACAGGTCGGGTCTCATACTGAGGAACAAGTTAAGGTTATTAAGAACCAGCCTACTATTGAAGTGTGTAACTACGCAAACGTAATAGTTGACCCTACATGTGAAGGTGACATAGATACCGCTGAGTTTATAATCTATAGCTTTGAGACATCAATGTCTCAGCTAAAGAAAGATGGTAGATATAAGAACCTAGACGCAGTCAGCTTAGATAGTGGTAGTGTGCTGTCAACTCCAGATCACTCTGTTGATGATGACTCTAGCTTTACTTTCAAGGACAAACCACGTAAGAAGATTGTAGGATATGAATACTGGGGATTCTGGGATATCAACGGTACAGGTGAAGTAGAACCTTTCGTAGCTACCTGGGTAGGTGACACTCTGATTAGATTAGAAGAGAATCCGTTCCCTGACAAGAAGTTACCATTTGTAATCGTACAGTACTTACCTAAGCGTAAGGCCGTGTATGGTGAACCTGATGGGTTACTGATTGAAGACAACCAGAAGATTATCGGAGCTGTAACTAGAGGTATGATTGATGTTATCGGTCGTAGTGCTAACGGACAGATGGGTACACGTAAGGATGCATTAGACGTTTCTAACTACCGTAAGTTTGAACGTGGTGAAGACTTTAAGTTCAACTCTAACGTAGACCCTAGACAAGCTTTCCATATGGAGACTTACCCAGAGATTCCTGGTAGTGCACTAAATATGCTTACGTTACAAAATAACGAAGCTGAGTCACTTACAGGAGTTAAAGCATTTAGTTCAGGTATCACAGGACAAGCATTAGGTACAACTGCTACAGGTATTAGGTCAGCACTAGATGCTACATCTAAACGTGAGTTAGGTATCCTTAGACGTCTAGCTAATGGTATTAACCAGATGGGGCGTAAGATTATATCTATGAACGCTGAGTTCTTAGGTGATGAAGAAATCATCAGAGTAACTAATGAAGAGTTTGTAGCTATCAACCGTGAAGACTTAGGTGGTATGTATGACATTAAACTAAACATATCTACAGCAGAAGCTGACACTGAGAAAGCTCAGGAGTTATCATTCATGCTTCAGACTATGGGTAACAACATGCCTCCAGAGATGTCACAGATGGTACTAGCAGATATTGCTAAGTTACGTAAAATGCCTGAGTTGTCTAAGCGTATTCAAGAATACAAGCCACAACCTGACCCTATGGCTCAACAGATGAAGGAACTTGANATGCAGCTGTTACAAGCACAGATTGCTAATGAGCAAGCTAAGGCACAAGAGAACCAGGTTGATGTAGGTCTGAANCAAGCTAAGACACANACAGAACAAGCTAAAGCTAGAGGACTACATAGTACCTCTGACTTGAATGACNTAGACTTTGTTAATAAAGAATCAGGTGTGCCTGATGCAAACAAAGAAGAGCAGATGAAGTTAGCTCATGGTCAAGAGATGCAAAAGAAAGAGTTTGATAGATTATCAAATTTAGACAGTAAGGCGATAGATGGTATGATGCAGGGAGCTAATACTAACTATCCGGGACTTTAACAATATGAGGGTAATAACATGACACAAGAGGAACAGTTAGACAGCTTAGAATTTAGTATGGATGAGGCTAAACACTTTATCAGTGTGAAAAACAGTATGCTGAAACTACAAAATAATCGCGATTTTAAAAAGGTGATTACAGAGTACTACTTCAAAGAAGAGGCTGCTAGGTTAGTTATGGCTAAAAGCTCTAACCTTAATGTAGAACAGCAGCTACTAGTTGATAAAATGATTTATGGTGTGGGGTCACTTGCTAAGTTCTTAGATAGCGTAATCTCTAGAGGCACTCAAGCAGAGCAAGCTCTAGCAGAAGACGAAGATACAAAAGCTAGTATCCTTCAGGAGGGTTTAGTATAATGACTACAAACAATGACGCATTAGGAATGTCAGACGAAGATTTCTTGAAAAAAGACTTCGGAGACTTCGAAGAAACACCAGCAGTAGAAACTGCTGAACTAGACACTGAAGTGACAGAAGAGCAAACTTCTGAAGCTGATGTAGAGACTCAAGTGATTGAGACTCAAGATAACGCCCAGGAGCAACCTGAGCCGGAACCGTTAGATGATGCAGATAGCCAACCATTTGAGGATACTCAAACGGAGCAGGAACCTTCAGCTAAAAGTACTGAGCCAGCGTCTCTTGATACAGAAGTCAAAGTAGATGACACAGATGGGGATACCCAAGAAACATCAACTGTAGACTTCCAAGGAGCATATGAGAGGATTTTCGCACCCTTTAAGGCCAATGGCAGTGAGATGCAGGTGGACACGGTTGACGATGTAATGTCATTAATGAAGATGGGAGCTAACTACCAGAAGAAAATGGCAACGTTAGCACCTAATCTGAAGTTAGTGAAAATGCTTGAGAAGAATAACTTACTAGATGCTAGTAAGCTAAACAACTTAATCGACATCTCTAAGAAGAACCCTGCTGCAATTTCTAAGCTTATAAAAGATAGTGGGATAGACCCTCTCGATATTGATACTGATGAAGAGGTGAAGTACACCCCTAATGACTACAATGTATCAGACAAAGAGTACAAGTTAGATGAAGCNCTAGAAGGCATCAAAGATAGTAGGTCTTTCAACGACACCATTGACGTTTTAACTAATCAATGGGACGCTGCAAGTAGAANTATAATCACTGAGAACCCTNAGATTATAGGTATTATCGATGAACATATGCAGAATGGTGTGTATGCTGAAGTGAATAAGTTAGTCTCAAAGGAGCGCGCCTTAGGTAGATTAGAAGGTGTCTCTGATGTAGCAGCTTATCAACAGGCAGCAAACTACTTAGCTAGTATTGGCGTGCTGAACAACGGAGACACTAAGAAGGTGGCTACACCACCTACGTCAGATGTATCAAGTAAGACAAAAGCAAAGGATGATGCTCAGTTAACGAATAAACGTAAAGCTGCAGCATCTACAAAGACAAGTAGCAAACCTACGACTTCTCAACCAGACTTCTTAAAGATGACGGATGATGAGTTTATGAAGATGGCTGCTGTCTAATTTTATGAAGCTTTATAGGAGAATATAATGGCTCAAGTATACGGTGACGGTACTAATTCAACAGTAGGTGCACAGGCACGTACTGATTTTTATAACAAAAAGGCGCTAATTGCAGTACGTGATAAGCAGTACTTCATGCCTTTGGCTAACGTTCAGGCTATGCCTAAACATCACGGTAAGACAATTAAACAAGACGTTTACTTACCTTTACTAGATGATTTGAACATCAACGACCAAGGTATTGACGCTTCTGGCGCAACTATCGACAGTACTAAGTTTTCAGCTTGGACTAAAGCTGGTGCTTTAATTGGTGCTGCATACACAACAGCAGCTTTAGCTGCTGCTGCAACTGGTGCTGCTGTAGTTCAACAGAACTCTGGTAACTTATACGGTTCAGGTAAGGACATCGGTTTAATCGCTGCTAAACTTCCTGCATTGACTGAGAACGGTGGACGTGTTAACCGTGTAGGCTTTAAGCGTACACAGATTACTGGTTCAATCGTTAAGCAAGGTTTCTTTACTGAGTACACTCAGGAGTCTTTGGACTTTGATTCTGATTCTGAACTACTTTCTCATATTACTGAGGAAATGGTACAGGGCGCTACTGAATTAACTGAAGCGGCTTTACAGTCTGACTTGATTAATTCTGCGACTACTACAGGTACAGCTTACTTTAAAGGCGGTACTACTAAAGCTACAGTATCAGGTGTTGTTACTTACACTGACTTAATGAACTTGTCTATCGCTCTAGATAACAACAAGACACCTAAGCAGACTAAAGTAATCTCTGGTTCTCGTTTAGTTGATACTAAAACTATCAATGGTGGCCGTATCATGTATGTAGGTTCAGAGATGATTCCTGCTTTACGTGCTATGACTGACTTACACAGTGCTCCAGCATTTGTGTCAGTAGAGAAGTATGCTGATGCAGGTAACGTAGTAAACGGTGAGATTGGTTCTATTGACCAGTTCCGCATCGTTGTTGTTCCTGAGATGCAGTACTCTGCTAAAGGCGGCGCGGCTAATGTAGACATCTACCCGATGTTAGTTGTTGGTGATGGTTCATTTACTACTATTGGTTTCCAAACTGATGGTAAGACTGTGAAGTTCACTACTACGCACAAGAAGCCTGGTAAAGATGTAGCAGACCTTAACGACCCTTACGGCGAGAAAGGTTTCTACTCAATCAAGTGGTACTACGGATTCATGGCACTACGTGCTGAGCGTCTAGGTATCATCTGGACTAAAGCTGCTTAAGTAGAGCTTTAACCTTGGTAGGCTGTTAGCACGCAAGTGCGGTGCAGCCTACCTCATTAATTCCGGGAGGAACCATGAACATAGAAAATTTGACATCTAAACAGATAAGCGATAAGCTAGCCGAACACGGTATTAAGATGCATTTTAATTCAAACAGAAAAAAGCTTGAGGAAGCTTTACTTACTATTACTACTCATGAGGATGATATTATGGAAACAGCAACAGCAGATGTAATTGAACTAGCACCAGGTACTACACACACAGCAGAAGGTATTGAACTTGAGGGAAAAGTATCTTCAGAAGCTATGAAGCTAATTAGAATTATTGTTAGACCTAACGACCCACTAAAGCGTGAGTCTGAAGGTGACATCTTTACAGCAGGTAGCGACTTAGTTGATCGTGGCAGAGCTGTTAAGAAGTATGTACCTTACAATAATGAAGAAGGCTGGCACGTTCCTAATATTATTTATCAGAACATGAAAGAAGCTGAGTGTCAAATCTTTAAAAAGGTTAGACGTAATGGTGAAGACATGATGGAAACACAGATGATTAAAGCGTACAATATTGAGATATTACCACAACTTACTCAAGCTGAGTTAGATACCTTAGCTAGCACGCAGAAGGCGCATAACACACTAGGATAGAACTATGGCATCAATAAGTACTTCAGATTTAACACAGGCAAGTGGTGTAACCACCAGTACTGACGGAAAATACACTGTTACAGGTACTGGAGTATTTGATGACCTTATGGAGGCGGTGAATGCTCACCTAGATGCTCAGTTTAATTTAGGTAGACTAACAGGTGCAGATTATGCAACTGTCTACCTAGGGGCAGTACAGAGCTCTATGCAGCAATCAGTTGCTTTTATCTTAGGTAAACAACAATCTGATAAGCAAGCTGAGTTATTAGAAGCTCAGACGCTTGACATTCATAACCAAGCTGTACTACGTACACAAGCTAGTGATGCAGATTTATCTATCAAACGTCAACAGATTATCAATGAAGCGTTTACTAATGGTATGGAAGTGAATGAG